ACTTATCTGGCTCGTCATATCGGTATACAACTTCGATAACCTCTTTAACTTGAATAGCTGTTAGACCAGAAAGCTGTAATGATTCAATTACCTTTTTAATACTACTACCAGGTGTATTGAGGTAACGGTAAGCTTTTTCAAACTGCTCACTATCAACATTTAGATCAGTATATTCAGGTTGTGATTCTTTCTTATACTTTACATTATATAATTCCTCCCCTAATACACGCTGTCTAGGTAATTTACCCACTGATTTACCAGCAGATTCTTGTAAGTATACTTGGTCTAATGATCTCCAGCTCATGTTTCGATGTCAATATCAGTTGAATAAGACTTCATTATTTGAAGTATAGAACCGAGTAATTCTTTAGCGTTAGTCTCATTAATATCGCCGATATTAATAATATTATCAATATCCTCCGGGTCAATATCCATCACCATAGCCTTTTTGAGTAACCTGACATACATTACCTCACTCTCCGGGGATAACTCAGTTACTACCTCTTCAGTTGGCTCTTCTGTAGGAGCCGTGCCAGGATCTTCTACACTAGCGTCCGCCTCAGCGCCTGGAGGTGGAGGAGGCTCGTCAGCTTCATTAATTAAATTGAGATCATATATTTTCTTTAAGAATTTCATATTATAATTTTATTTTATTAATTTTAGCTGATACTTGGTTTAAGATATTACCGTACGCTTTTTTTATCTTTTTTTCAGGATTGTCAAACGGATTTATACCGCCCTTAGCCTCGCCACTCGCTAATTTTTTAACAGTTTCAATGGTCTTTAAATCTTCTGGGGTTAAGCTAGACTCGGCATCTTCCGGTAAAGCCTCTTCGTCGCTAAAAAATCCATCTAATGAACGAATTTGCGGTCCACTTTCCTGATCTTCTGAACCTATATAACTTTTTACTTCAGGAGCTACATATTGATCTCCTACGATCTTACCATGTCTACCATCTGCATAAAATTCAACTACATTTCTAAAAGTATTTAAAGCGTCACTGCGCGGTCTAACTCCATTTTCACTTTTAAAATCATCTGAATATTCACCATGCATATCTGGATCAATAAGACCAACAGGACCATCTACCCCAAATTTAGCTAAAGCTTCATCTCTTAAGTCTTCATACTCTTGTAATGCTGCTAAATGAGCTTCTTTATCTTTTCTGTCTATTGCATCAAAAATTTTATCATTTAAACCTAACATTTCATCTCTTAAATCAGTAGCACCTGGCTGGCTGTATATATCATCGAAGGACATATATTCATTCTGAATTGATTCTGAAAGGATTTTATTTGCTAATATTGTAAAGTTATCCATAGTAATATTTATTTAATTAAGAGTAGTTTAGTTGAAAGTCTATTAAAGTAATCAGTATTAAGAAATGTCAGGTCATACTTTTTGGTAAATTTCTTAATATCGCTAAATGTAAAGGTTTTATATTCTGTTTCGAATCTTTTAATAATATCGTTAAGAAGCATACTACCCCTACCGTCTCTTTTAGTCAGGAGATGGTCAAAATAGAGTAAACTGTACTTGCTCATGTAAATTCTTACAGGTAATATCCGCTTTAAACGCTCGAGAACAGTTTTTATAACTTTAATAACGTCTATCTCATCAAAAAACTTAAGAATAGAACAGTCAATTAGCTGTGTATAATTAAAAAAGAGTATTTTTTTTGTATTTGTATTACTTTTTAAAATAGCCTCGCAAAATCCGTATATTATATGGTGAAATAAAAGCTTTTTAGTATCTGTATGAGTAATTTTAGCGTTTAATAGCTCAAATTGGTGTAAATCGCCGACTATATTATCACTAATACTATCTGCAAATATTTTATTGCAGTTAATAAGTGATATATTATATGGTTCTAAATCTAACGACTTCACTTATAGATTATATCACTGTTCCAAAAAGTTTTTAGGTGGTTTACCTATTCTACAATTGATTATACCATTATAATAGTCTTCACTTAATAATACATCTTTATCAAACTGCATTTTAGCTTCAAAATAACCTAATTCATATTTATTTCTACAGAATTTTAATATTTTAAATAAGAATTGATCTTTACCGTTGCTAGCTATATCAATATTAAGCCTATCACTTGATCCAGTGTATGTTTTCCAGTCACTCTCTATATAATCAATACGTTTTCTCTTCTTACCCTTGAGAGGCATACGTCTAATCTTCTTAACCATCTGCTTTCGACCAATATACTTCCTACCATCTATTAAATTTGTAATTTCATATATAAACCCGAAAGCATCATCCGGTATTGCTTCATAAACTTTCCAATGCCCTGTATCCACGGTAGTATTTACTTCTTTTTCTTACCTTTTCTACGCTGCTTTTTTTTACTGGATCCAACCTTACCTCTTCTAGAGTATGTACCTCTACCTAAAGGTATTCGATAATCGCCGGGAGCATACCAATCTGTATTTGTTAATGAATTATGACCGACAGCGGCCGCTGGTCCTAAAGCACCTCCCCCTACTGTATTTTCATCTTCTGACTGAGCCTTTTTAACTGGTATTAAAGGTTGCGGTTTTACCCCATCAAATGGTATTATTCCGGTGACGATTAAATCTTTATTAACATCATCTACATTTCCTGTGTATTTTATTGCTTCAACATCTTTCTTTTTGAATAAAGTTTTAATCATAACTTGTGATTCAAATTGATTGTATATAGGTCCAAGTATAGGGTGCAATTTTACCTTCTCTATAAATTTAGACAATATTGCAGCATCGGGAGTGCTTGCATCCGATGTGGTAATCCGATACGGTGGACTAGGTTTATGACTTCCATCCTCATTTGAAAGGTATATACCAAATGTACCTTTTTTAAAAAATAGTTTAGGAATGCCTTTATTCTTGTATCTAGGTTTAAATGAAAAATACACATCTGATATGGAATCACCTATATACTTATTGACTTCATCTATATATTTTCTAAGGAATTTTACTATTAAATCCATTGAAAATTCATAATCAATGTCCCATTCATCGGCGTTTAAATTCTGTAATTGTAATACAACAACACCTACTGGATTACCCTGTGGAATCGAGTTATCTTCTTTGGCGCTTATTGTCCCTTCGAATAAACCTTTAGCGTGCCTGATTGCTTTTTGTAAGTCTGTAAATACATAAAACCCAGCCCCCTGACCAAACCCTTTAGCCTGGCTAGGATCAACTCCATTTTTAGCTATATTTTTTGCATGATCTAAAAATGTTGCATGATAAACACTTGGGAGTTTAGATATATTAGGATGTACTTGTTCCGGTAATACTTCTTTTATTGCTAAAGATTTTTTAAAAGCTTCTTCAAAAAGATTAGTTGTTTTTTTCATAATAGTACTTATAATAAATATGTGAGTATTATAGATCAATACAAAAAAGAAATTGAACCGGAATTACATGTTGATGAGTTTAACATTAAAGATGTAGCGATGAAAACACCGGGTAGAAAGCATTTTTGGGTATGTAAATTAATACAGCATAAAAAGACATTGATCAATCTTAAATCAGAGCGGTTTAAACTTAAGAAAGAGATTGCAAAGTTAATACAAACCCAATCTCCAGTTAAAGTTACAGCCCCTGTAGCTGAAAAATCTGCGTATCAACACGAAAAAATGATTGATATGCAACATAGTATAGACGAGCAGGAATTAATTATAGAGTTTTTAGAAAAAACTGAAAAAGTATTTACCTCGTTAAGTTTTGATATTAAAAATATAATTGAGATTATGAAAATGGAAACATTATGATCGAATTTTTTTTAAAAAGGAATAAAATTGGAATAAAGGGAGATTTATTTCAAGACATTCGTGAACATTTTAGCGTAAAAGACGAAACAGCTAGATTTAGAATGAGAGGTCGAGCTAGGTTTGCGTCGATGCGAACGTACTGCATCACACCAACAGGTTTATTTGACCCTGGACTCTTTTATGATATTTTAAGATATATAAAAGAACAATACCCATCTGAAGATATTACAATTAATGAAGGCATTGCAGAAATAGTTAAACCTGGTCTGTCAGACGCAAGAGTATACGATAATTTATCATTTGGTTTAAGAGATTATCAGTTAAAGGCATGTGAGAATGCTATTAAATTCGGTAGAGGCATACTTAAAATGGGTACTGGCGCCGGTAAGACTGTTACTATATGTTCTATATTAATGAGTGCTTATATAAGACAAAAAAATAACTTTAAATGCCTCTTAATTGTACCTGATTTGTCGCTGGTTAACCAGACATATACGGATTTCGAAGAATATAATGCACTATTTAAATTTACACGATGGACAGGTAAGATTAAACCGGATCTTACTGCTAATGTTATAATTGCAAATATAGGTATACTTCAAAGTCAGTTCGATAAAAATTCTTGGTTACAAGATATAGATATGCTTATTATAGATGAGTGTCATAAGCTAAAGAAGAGCAATAAGATTAATAAAATGGTCGAATCTATTAAGACTAGGCATAAATTTGGTCTAACAGGAACGCTACCCGATAATAAACCCGATGAGTGGAATGTTATCGGTAAAATAGGTAGTATAATATATGAAAAAGATAGTTTTAGTTTAAGAACAGAGCAGCACTTAACGACTGTAAAGACCTCAATACTACAATTAAAATATAAAGATAAGCCGAAGTATAAAAAAACTGATAATAATTATAAAAAAGAGTTAGACTTTATATATGAAAGCGAATTTAGAAATAATTTAATTAAAGGTCTTTGCGGTAAGTTTAAAAACAATTCTCTAATACTGGTTAACCATTTAGCTCACGGAGATGCTTTATATGATAAGTTAATTGGGTATAAAGATAAGCAAGTATTTTTTGTTAAAGGTGAAATGGAAGTTGAAGTCAGAGATAAGATTAAAAAAATAATGGAAGATAATAATGACATTATATGTATTGCAATGAGTTCAATTTTTAGTACTGGTATTAATATTAAAAATATACATATGATTATTTTTGCTGGCGGAGGTAAGAGTTTTATTAGAACTATTCAGTCTATAGGCCGCGGCCTTCGCTTACATAAAGATAAAGAAAAATTAGCTATTATAGATCTAGCTGATGATCTTAGATATGGTCAGCGACATGTAGAGAAGCGAAAAGAAATATATATGAGCGAGAAAATACCGTTTAGTATAACGGAAGTAGTTGAAAATTAACTAGTATATACTATAATTGTAGTATATGACCGATAAAGATACTACTGTAGTGAAGGTAAAGAAAAAAAGAGGACCTAAACCTAAGATAGATGAATTTTATGTCAATCCGCAAGAATTTAAGCAAGAGATCGTAGATTATTATGAGACTGGTGTATGTATTCCTAAGTTAGCGGACGCATTAAAAAAGATTGCGTATGGTTTAGGTAATAAGTCTAACTTTATAAATTATACATACAAAGAAGAGATGATAGGTGACGCTTTAGTGAAGATGTTTACTGCTCTTAAGAATAAAAAGTTTAGAGTAGAGTCTGACTTTAGTCCATTCTCTTATTTTACTACTATCGCCTTCCACGCATTTATTAATAGAATTAAAAAGGAAAAGAAATACCATGAAACTTTAACGAACTTTAAAGAGAAAGTTTACGAAGAGGAATTATCTAGCCAATCCGATGGTATGATATACGTTAA